GGAAATATTTATTTCGCACAGGGTCGTGAACCCCATGCTCTTTGGTGTGAAGACCGAGGGCCAATTGGGAGGCAGGCAGGAACTGGTGGAGGCTTACGAACTATTCAAGGCTACCTATGTGAACGACCGAGTGCGGAAGGTGGAGCGGATGATCAACTATTTGGGTTCGTTCAACGGCGTGGAAGGGATGGAACTGATTCCCGTGGAGCCGATTACCGAGCGACTATCCGAGCAAGCCCTGCTGCAAATCATGACCCCCGAAGAACTCCGTGAGAAAGCGGGCCTTCCTGCGTTGGAAAAACAACCCGCCGATGTGGTCGGTCCGAATCCCCAACCCGACGAGCAACCACAAACGCCTGCACAACTTAGCAACGACAACATCAAGAAACTATCGGGCCGTGAGTACCAAAACCTCATGCGAATCGTCCGTCACTACGCCCAAGAAAAAATCACCTTGGAGATGGCCCGCACGATGCTATCCGCTGGTTTCGGCTTGACCCCCGAAGAAGTCAACACCCTGCTTGGCGTGCAAGAGCAAGCCTTCAGCGAACCCCAATGGGGCGAAGAAGATACCGAGGACTACGGATGGGGGGAGGAAGAGTTCAAGGTCTTGGAGGTGGTCGCAAGCAAGTTTGGGAGTAGTTCGGACGAATATGTGGTAATGCACTCCAAGCCAATGCGGTTTGACACCGACTTGGACGACCAGGTCCGTCAAGCCTTCGCAGAACTTGGCGAGGAGGAGAAGGAACTGGATAAAAAAATTGAAGCCTACCGCAAGAAGAACCGTGACGCAAGCGTGGAAGAAATGGCCAAGGAGTTCGGGGTCAGCAAGGCGAAAGTCGCCAAGCGGGTCGCCTACTTGATTACCAAAGACCGTTACCCCATCGCCCGTGCCGTGGACCAAATCGCCGAGCAGGGCTTGCCGAAAAACATCAAGGAAGTGGCCGAACCCGTGCTGGAAGTGAGGTACAAATACGCATGGGCCGCAGGTTTCAGCAACAAGGACAAACGGACCAGCCGTGAGTTTTGCAAGGTCATGCTGGACCTCGCTGACCAAGGCAAGGTGTACACACGGGACGATATTGACGGCATCTCCAACATCATGGGGTATAGCGTTTGGAACCGCCGTGGTGGATGGTATCACACGGCCAGCGGAGTGAACCGCCCCCAATGCCGCCATGTATGGGAGCAGCAACTCGTCATCCGCAAAGGCAATAAAATCACGAAAGCATGAAGGCACTCTTTATCAGCGAACAAACCCTGCTGGACAATAGCGTAATAAACGAGAATGTTTCCTTTACGCAGATTCGGCCTACCATCGTGAAGGTGCAGGAAATGCGGATCCAACCAATAGTCGGATCTGCCCTGTACTCGGAAATGGTGACGCAAGTGGTGAGCGGTACAACGACTGCACTCAACACGACGCTATTGGAGGACTACATCCAACCTGCCATGGTGCAATGGCTTTACTACGAACTCCCGATGGTATTGGCGTTCAAGTACATGAACAAGGGCATGGTCCGCAGAACCAGCGAGGAAAGTTCCCAAATGAGCATGGACGAAATCACCCGCTTGACGGACAAAGTGAAGAACGATGCGGAGTGGTACTCCGAGCGAATCACCCGCTACCTCATGGAGAATCGCACCGACTACCCGCTCTTCAACTCCCCGCCATCGGCCTTGGACACCATCTACCCGAACGGAACCAACTACAACACAGGCATGGCCTTGGACGCTCGGACCCTCCGCCGTGGCGCTGGGCTTGATAGGCCATGGCCCTACGGTTACGACCCCTACTGCAACAACTGCTAACGATGGGCGCACATTCTAAAAACATTTTGAAACTCCAAGCATATGTCATGGATAAAAATCAAGCAAGCACTCCTTGCGCTTGCAAATGCTCACCCGCAGGTAAACTCCTTCGGGACGGGGGATCCTCTTGCAATCGGGACCGACAACACCATCAACCTACGAACCCCAAGCCGTGAGCGAATCGTCTATCCGCTCGTGTTTGCGGATGTTCAGTCAGCGACTACTGATAGCGGGACTCTCAATTTGGTGGTTGGTGTCTATTTTTCTGACCGTGTGGAATCCATTGCCACGATGGGCGGAGTGGTTTCGGGAAGCCCGACGCTGGGTTGGCAAGACAACGAAGACGAGGTTTTGAGCGACCAACTGCAAATCGCCCAGGACTTCATTTCATCCCTTACAAACGACCCAACGCAAGAGTGGACCCTAAGTACCAGCGTCAGCCTTACGAGGTTTGTGGAGAGCCGTGATGACCGCACGGCGGGGTGGGTGGCTACGATGTCGTTCCAACTGCCATACGGCCACAACATTTGTGAAATTCCTTCATAAGATACATTTACCCTAAAGCAGAATTATGCCTACACCTATTTTACAACAAATGCTCGGCCAAGGCGGCACGATGGAATTCGTGGACGCAGCCGTCACGGGCGAGAACTTTGACTTTATCGTGGTGAACACCGCCGCAACTTTTACGACCTTGACGGGTACAGGAGGCGAAAACCTGCTGACCGCCTACGCAATGAGCGGCAAGTCCGTTTCCGCTGGCATCGTCATCAGCGGTCGCAACGGCGGCAAGATTACGGCCGTCACTCCAAGCGTTGGTTCGGTAATCGGTTACACCTTCCTCTAAGCGATGTTTTTAGGGTACGGCTACGGCTATCCGATCAACCCGTTCCAAGGTTCGTTCCTTTCGGCTGCGGCATGGGCTGCCTTTAACACCCGTGCTGATGCGGACGGAGCAACCACGGCAGAGGCCGCCGTCAGCGGATGCCTCTTCGGTCGCTTTGCTACGATTTACAACTTCTAAGAATGCCGACACCTTCGCTACTGATAGTTCCCGCCCGCTTCAAGTCGGGTAAACTTTACTCGCAAATCCCAACCAGCGGAGCGGGTGATTTCACGGTTACCCGTGCGACTACTGCAACCCGTGTCAATGCCAGCGGATTTATTGAGTCGGTGGCTTCGGGGATTCCGAGGTTGGACTATTTCGCAAGCGATGGAACGGTTGGGTGTCCTGCGCTTTTGGTGGAGCCGAGTGGGTCCAACTTGGTCGTACAAAGCGAAAACTGGCTTGCGAGTGGATGGCGTTCGGATGCAACGGCAAACGTTACAACCGTGTCAGCAACCACGGGAACACTTGACCCGTTAGGTACAAACACGGCCAACGCAATCAGTCCGACAAGCGGGAATACATCACACACAAAGGTTGGTAATGATAGTGCTACAAATTTTACAAGCGGAACGGTTTACACGGCATCCGCATTTTTCAAACAGGGAGTGGGCAATGCAGGAAGATATGTCCAAATATTTTGGGCTCCTACAAGATTTGCTTCAAATACCTTTGCGAATTTTGACCTGCAACTTGGAACAGTTGCCCTTGTAACAGGTTCAACGGTAACGGCAGACATAGAAAATTACGGAAATGGCTGGTATCGATGCAGATGCACAAACACCTGCATAAGTACAGGAACAGGGGCAAATGGTATATCCATCGCATTAATTGAAACAAGCGGTAGTACTCGTGCGTCTATTTTTACAGGCACAACTACGGACATCTTGTACGGCTGGGGCGCACAACTTGAAACAGGCTCCATCGCAACCTCCTACATCCCAACAACAACCGCAAGCGCAACACGCAACGCAGATGTAATAACCCTATCAGGAGCAGTCAGCGGATGCATCGGGCAGAGCGAAGGGACTATTTATGCGGAGGTGGATTTGCGAGCGTTAAGTGTGGCGAGGACTATTTTTGGTGTTTCTCTAAATTCAAATACGGCCGATTTTGCGAACATTCAAATAAATTCTTCGAATCGGATTCTCGCAAGAATACGCTCAGGTGCTGGAACTCTTCAAGACGTGACGGCAAGTTCAACCGTTACGGGGACAACAAAAATCGCCATGGCTTATGATTCGAGCGGAAGCGTTCTCGTTGTCAATGGAACAATAATAGGAACAAACGCAAGCGGAATTGCAAGTTGGTCGAGTGGCGTTAATTTTGTCCATATCGGTAACGGCCCATCCGCTGCATCAGGGTCTTCTCAAAGTGCATTCTTGAACGACCGCATCGGTGCTCCTGTGCTCTACACGACTCGCTTAACCAACGACCAACTCCAAGCCCTTACAACCTAATGGCTACCTTCCGAAAATACGAATTTGCAGTTTACGCTGACTTCCGAACCATTAACGACTCGGAGGTCGAGCCTCGCACAGTTGTTGAACTCGGACATATCAACCCTGCAAATCCAAAGGCTTGGTGCGTTGACATTCTATGGGAAGGCGACGAACCGAAGAACTGGACGAAGTATCAAACGTGGCCCGAACCCGTCGGAATCCACACCTTTGCAGGATGGGACGAGCAGTACGCAGCCGACTACGAACAACACAAATCGCTATGAAACTCTTTCGCAAACGCAACACCGAAACCCCTAAACTACCCCTCTATCGCAATGGGGGTTGTCCCAATGCAGGTCGCTGACAAGTAAGAACTCCTGCCCCGATTGGCAGGTTACTTCGTGGATGTTTCGGGTGTGCTTGGTGGCTGGTAGAATCATGAGAGGCTTTTAAGTTTGGCATTCTCGGCTTGGAGTTCATGAACCAGTTGTTCCATTTCTTCCAATCGATTACGCAAACTTACGACCTCGTTACGAAGTTGTGTTAATTCTTTTGT